CTTTTAATATTGCAGAAGGAGCAGTAAGAGCAGGAAAAACTGTTGACAATGTATATGCTTTTGCACATGAATTAAAAACAACACCAGACAAAATACATTTAGCAACTGGTTCAACAAGTGCAAATGCTAAGTTGAATATAGGAGATGCAAATGGCTATGGACTTGAATATATATTTAGAGGACAAAGTCATTGGGGAAAATTTAAAGGTAATGAATGTTTATATATTAAAGGACCTGATACTCACTATAAACAAAAAATAGTAATATTTGCACGGAGCAGCAAAAGAAGATAGTTATAAAAAAATTCGTGGTAACTCTTACGGAATGTGGATTGGAACTGAAATAAATCTACATCATGATAACACAATAAAAGAAGCCTTTAATAGACAGTTAGCAGCACAAAGAAGAAAAATATTTTGGGATTTAAACCCAGATAATCCAAATGCAGATATATACACTAAATACATTGATAATTATGCAAAAAAACATAAAGAAGGTACTTTGTTAGGAGGTTATAATTATAAGCATTTTACAATATTCGACAATATCAATATTCCAGATATAAGAAAACAAGAAATTATAAGCCAATATGACCAAAATAGTATATGGTATTTGCGAGATATTTTAGGAAAAAGATGTATTGCTGAAGGTTTATGTTATAGAAATTTTGCTAATAAACCCGAAGCATTTAGAATATCAAGAGAAGAAGCTAAGAAAAGAATATCACAGATTATTATTGGAGTTGACTTTGGTGGTAATGGTTCAGGACATGCTTTTATTGCAACTGGAATAAGTCGAGATTTTAAAGATGTTATTTGCTTGGCCAGTGAAAGACATTTTGGAGATATAGATCCAAATAAGCTAGGCGATTTATTTGTGGATTTTGTATTAAAAATAATAAATTTATATGGTATGCCAGATATATGTTATGCAGATAGTGCAGAGCAAACATTGATAAGAGGATTAAGAACATCGCTTTTAAATGCAAATATTTCTTTAGCAATTGATAATGCATGGAAAAGTGAAATAAATGAAAGAATTAGAGCAACCAACAGACTAATGGGACAAATGAGGTTATATTTAACTGATGATTGTGAAACATTAGAAACAGCATTTTGTACTGCTGTTTGGAATCCAAAAGAATTAACAAAGGATGAAAGGCTTGATGATGGAAGTTCTGATATAGATTCACTAGATGCATTTGAATATACAATTGAGAGATCTATTGATCTTCTAATTTTAACGGAGGTAATATAAATGTTTAATAAAATTTTAGGTTGGATAAGGAGTGTAGTAAATAAAATGTTTAATGTAAATATTGGAACAAAATTTGATGTTAATATAGCCATATCAGATAAAATGATAACAGCAATAAGTTTATGGGAAAAAATGTATAAAGATGAAGCACCATGGTTAAATGAAGATGTTATAAGTGCAGGACTACCCGCTTCTATATCAAGAGAGTTTGCAACAGCAACAACGGTTGAATTTGAAAGCGAAATAACGGGTAGCAAAAGAGCAGATTTTCTTAATGAAACATATAAAAAATTAAAGAAAAAATTAAGAAAAAATCTTGAATATGGTTGTTCATTAGGTGGACTTGTGTTTAAGCCCTATGTTGCTAATGGACAATTATTAGTTGATACAATAAAAGGAACAAATTTCTTTCCTGTTGAGTACGATAGTAATGAAGATTGTACCGCAGGAATTTTTGTTAGCAGAAAAGTAGAAGGTAAATATTATTTTACACGACTTGAATATCATGAGTTAGATAGAAGCACAAGAAAATATAAGATTAAAAATAAGGCATATATGAGTTCAACAGAAGAAACACTTGGTCAGGAAATATCTTTAAAAGCAGTTGATGATTGGCAAAATATTGAGGAAGAAGTAGAAATAAATAATATTGATAGACCACTATTTGGATATTTTAAGATTCCACTTGCTAATACTATTGATCCAGATAGTCCAATAGGTGTATCTGTTTATTCTAGGGCCGTAAAATTAATAGAAGAAGCTGATAAGCAGTTTGCTAGATTATTATGGGAATTTGAAGGTTCGGAGTTAGCAATAGATGCAGACCCAACAGCACTACAATCAAGTAAAATAATGAGTGAAAAATTAGAGTTGCCTCATTTAAAGAAAAGATTATTTAGAGCAACAGGTTCAAATAAGGATGGAAAAGCCTTTTATGAAATATTTAGTCCTGAAATTAGAGAAACAGAATTATATAAAGGATTTAACGATATTCTAAAAAGAATTGAGTTTGTCTGTGGATTAGCCTATGGAACAATATCAGATCCAGAATTAATTGAAAAAACTGCAACTGAAATTAGAAGTGCAAAGCAAAGAAGTTATGCAACAGTTTCAGATATTCAAACAGCTTTGGAAGATGCACTTGAAGATACAATTTATGCAATGGATGTATTGGCAACATTATATCATTTAGCACCAGTTGGAAAATATGAAACAAGTTATGAATGGGATGATAGTATTTTAGTAGATGCAAAAGAAGAACAATCTATAATGATGCAAGAGGCAAATATGGGATATATTAAGAAAGAGTTTTATTTAATGAAACGATATGGAGTAACTGAAGAACAAGCAAAAGAAATGATGCCAGCCCAACAGGAAGATACAACTGGCGATGAAGAGTAGGTGATATCTAATGTTGACACCAGATTATTTAGAACATTGTGCAGATGAAGCAATAAAAATAAATGCAGAATTAGAAAATTTTATTATAAAAGATATTGCAAGAAGAATTGTACAGGCAGGAGTTATGACAGAAACTGCTAGACATCAAATAAAGGCGGTTCAAGAAAGTGGATATTTATATAATGATATCATTGAAGAAATTGCAAATATAACTAATTTATCAACTAAAACAGTAAAAACAATATTTGAAAACGCAGCAATAGAAACAATGACATTTGATGACAATATTTATGAGCTAGCAGGATTAAAACCAACAGCATTTAGAGAGAGTCCAGCAATGATGCAAATATTAAAAACTGGTATTCAAAAAGCAAATAATGATATAAATAATTTAATAATGACAACAGCAGGTAGTGCTCAAAGCAAGTTTCAAGAAATAACTAATATGGCATATAGGCAATATACAAGTGGAGCATTTGATTATAATACAGCTATATTTAATGCTGTAGAACAATTATCAAAAGATGGAATAAATGTAATGTATCCATCTGGAAAATTAGACAAAATTGATGTAGCAGTAAGAAGAGCAGTTTTAACTGGAGTAAGTCAAACTGCAAATAAATTACAAGATAAAAGAGCAGAAGAAATGGACTGCGATTTAGTAGAAGTTACAGCACATATAGGAGCTAGGGTTACAAAAAAATTAGATCACACTAATCATGCTTGGTGGCAAGGAAAGGTTTATAGTATAAGTGGTAATAGTGATAAATACCCGAGTCTAAAAGAAGTAACTGGATATGGTAAGGTAGATGGCTTGGGTGGTATAAATTGTAGGCATAATAAATTTCCTTTTATAGAGGGGGTTAGCAAGAGAGCATATACAGATAAAGAATTAGAAGAAATAAACAATAAGACTGTAACATATAATGGCAAAGAATATGGTGAATACGAAGCATTAAAAATGCAAAGAGCAAAAGAAAGAGAAATCAGAGAAATAAAAAGAGAAATTTCAGGCTATCAAGGAATAATGCTAGGCTCTACTGATGAAAAATTATTAGAAGAAGCTAAAAACAAGTTTGATTTAAGTTCTAATAAATTAAAAAGTAAAGAAAATGAATTAAAAAGTTTTGTAAAACAAACTGGATTAAAGAGAAATACAGAAAGAGAAAGAGTAGTAGGATTTAATAAAAGTATTTCTCAAAAAGCAATTATGAGTAATAAAAAGGCTGAAAATTCGACAAACTTACAAAATGATGATATAATTACAACCGATAATATATTTGAAAAATTAGGTATAGATATAAACGAATATAAGCCATTTGGAAAGTATGATCCATACGAGAACAATATCCAGGAACAAGCAGCAAATTTATTAAAAATGGATGGAAAACCAAAACTACTTAATAGCAAAGAGTTTGCGGAAGTAGATGGAGATGAAATAGTAAGAATATTACATTCATATCATGGGAAAACAGCACAAGAAGCTTATGAAAATACAGTAAATGGATCTATACAATATAGTGAAAATACAAATAGCAGTTACGGAAGAGGTATTTATTTTGGCTCAAAAGATTATGAAAGTGATTTATTATTTGAATATTCTCATGGACAAGACTATAAAATATTAAATGCTAAAATATCAAAAGAGGCTAGAATAATAAAATTTAAAGATTCACAAGAATTTGAGGAAGAAGTAAATTTAATATGCTCTGAACTTCCTGAAGATTTAAAAAATGTATATATGAATGAAAAATCATTATTATATATGTTGCAAGGAGTGGATGGAATAAAAATTGAAAATAAGGGTTATTATTGTATTTATAATAGAGGAGTGTTGATAATAAATGATAAGTGATTTTGAAAGATTAAATAATTTAATAATTATTACAAATTATATGCAAAGAGTAAGAAAAAACAATTTTCAA